ATGAATGATGTAGATAAACAAAACTATGATTTTGCTAAAATGCGTTGTGAAACAGAATGGACTAAAGCACAAGAATTGAGCAATTGGTATGATTTGTTTCAAGATTCACCTCGAGGTCCTACTACTAAACTTGAAGAAAATTGGGTTGCAGATCCTAATTACTTCAATGGTGCTAGGAGATACTTTTAATGCCTGAAATTGTTTATAGTGTAGCAAATGAACCTTATGTAAATCAACAAGAAATTTTTGATGTATTAAGGCGCAATATTCCAAATAAATGGAATATACCAATCTATCAAGATTTTCCAAGTGAGGTAGATGTAGTACGCTATGGCATTTATATAAGTGATGTGCATTTGGATGAAAGAAATCCACATCAACTAGGTATACAATATTGTGGTAGTATATACCATGCTTATGATACATTTAGTATAACTTATGTAAGTTACCAAGATGATCCTTATAACACTGCATTAAATGCAATTATAGGTAATTTAGTAACAGCATTAAAAGATGATGGTCAACAATTATTTGATGGCTATTTTGAACGCAATTTTGATCAAGTTAGAACATATGGACCTACGCAATCGGAAAAACATACCTGGACATTTAGATTATTACGAATGGAATTTAATACGCCAAACTAAAGGAGATATCACATGGCAAGAATTACAGTTAATACTACAGGTACTCAACCAACATTATTAGTAAGTACATCATTAATTAGCAACAGTGCTAATTGGGGTAACATTGCTAATACCTTGGCTGTAACCTGCTTACAAGATATCACTATTACAAACAGTACTGGAATATATTCATATACAGATTTTTGTAACATTGATACATTAAAAATTACCAGCCCAGCTGATAATGAAATTTCAACAAACATGGTATTAGACAACACAGTGTTTTTTGGCACTGGTGGTAATGCTAATGCTGCACAATATGGAGTTTCAGGATTAAGCATCAATAAGGTACCTATTCAATTTAAATTAGTAATGAATGGTGCTAATTCAACCGCAAATGCATATTATTATGCAGGACAAGGTTATATCAGTAGCTTGGCACCAACAGTTAGTCCAGATGCACCTGTATGGGTGAGTCCAATGACTATTGCTGTTGATGGAGCAATGACAACTGGTACTAATCCTTAATTAACTAATTAAGGTAAAAACAAGGGAACTTAGAGTTCCCTTTTTTTATAAAAGGATAACAAATGAATGATAATAATGTTTGGTTACATAGTAAAAAAGAAAAACTTGAAAGTTTATTAGCAGATGAAGCTAAAAATTCAAATATGCTTGCAGCTATGTCAAATACTATAAAACAATTACAAGCTAAATCTAGTTTTAGAATAGCATTATTAAATCAATTATTAGATGAAGAATATAAAAACAATAACAATTAAATCTTATTTTAGAATAAATACAATACACAATAATTTAAAAAGGAAAAACAAATGAAACTCTCACAACTCTCAGCAAAACCCGTTTTAATTGAAGTCAAAATTGACGATGAAGATACCATAAAAGAATTTGGTGAAGCAATCACCTTTTATACATGGGATCGTCAACCTATGGAAATGTTTTTAAAACTTGCTAACATGACTCAAGGTGATGTTGTTAATATTATTAATATTGTAAAAACATTGATACTAGATGAAAAAGGTAAAGAAATTATTACAAATGATAATATGTTACCTACTCATATTTTAATGAGAGCAATAACAAAGGTAACAGATATGTTGGGAAAGTAACAAGCGACAATATTGACCTTGAATCAGAAAAGATGATGAGTATCTTAATGATTGACAATCTTGCAAAGCGTTATGGTCTATTGCCACACGATGTATTAAATAAATGTAATACTTTTGATTTGTATATTATGGATGCCAGTATGAGTTTTGAAAATTATCATCATAAAAAAGCAATGAATAATGGAAAACCAATAGCTCCAGATTATACAACAGAAGAATTATTAGAAATGCTTAATAAGAATAAGGGTCAATAATGTCAATAAATTTAAATATAGATGTTAAAACAAATATTTCTACCCGTTTTAAAAATATCCAGCGTAAATTGGATAATTTACCACAAGAAGCGTTTAAATTTTTTAGAGATATTACTCCTGTAGCAAGAGGTAATGCTCGTAGAAATACTAAACTTAATAATAAAACAATTCAGGCAGATTATCCATATGCTGGAGTTTTAGATAAAGGTCGTCATATGACTCCTCGAGGTATGCGTGGTAGTGAACAAGCACCTCAAGGTATGACCAAGCCAACTGTTAATTTTATTAAACAGCGTGTTATACAAATAATAAAAGGTAGATAAAATGGCTGAACAAATTGATATTAACATTAATGCCAGAGATAACGCAAGTCGTACCTTTGATAATTTAAACAATAAGGTTACGGCATTACAGGGCAAATTAGAAAAATTAAGTAGTGCATTGGCAGGTTTAGCCATAGGTGCAGCCATCAATAATGCAATTAAATTTGCTGATGCTTTACAAGATATCAGCAATAGCACAGGAATAGCAACACAAAATATTTTAGATTTTAGTAATGCTATTACATTAAATGGTGGAAGTGCTGATCAAGCCAATAATATATTATTAAAATTTGTACAAACAATTGATGAAGCAGCTAGTGGTGGTAAAAATGCACAATTAGCATTCCAAGAAGTTGGCGTTAGTTTACGAGATTTAGGTACATTAAGCGAACAAGATTTATTAAAGCAAACTATTGAAGGTCTAGGTAAAATTGAAGATGCTGGAAAGCGTAGTAGTTTAGCACTTCAATTATTAGGTAAAGGTGCCAAAGGCGTAGACATCGCAGGACTTGCTCAAGGTTTTTCAACTGGATCTGTTGAAAGTATAAAATTTGCCGAAGCAATTCGTAGAGCTAGTGAAGTTCAAGATAGATTAGATAGAGCATTTATTAGAATTAAATTAAGTATACTAGATGCAATTGCTCCTATCGCTGGTTTTATAGAAAAATTAGATACACAAAAATTAAATGAAGTTATAGGCGCACTTACCAAAATAGCATTAGCTCTAGCGGCAGTCGCCACAGTAGCCACCGCCGTAGGAAAAGCATATAATGGTATAATTTTTGTATTAGAAAAATTTGGATTAACAATAGCCACAGTCGCTGGCGCAATAATTGGTATTCGTAGTGGATTTGCTAATTTAGGCAAAACTATAGGTATTGCTACTAATTACATTGACAGATTCTTAAGAGCAACACCTCAATTTGATAAAGCAAATGGATTAGTTAAAAATTTAACAACATTATTTGGAAAACTAGGTGAAAGATTACCATATGTAGCATCTGGATTCTTACAAATCGGAGCAGCAATATTAACTATTATAAGCCCTATAGGTAGATTAGTCGCTGGAATATACTTAATTGTTGACGCAATAAATCAATTAGGTGAGGGTAAAGGTTTCTTAGACATTATTGACAATTGGGCGTTACGCTTAGAAAAATTTGTTACAGAAAATATACCCTTCTTAGCCGCAGGCATTAATAAATTAAATGATTTGTTGGGCATGGAAGCAAGTCCATTGACTAAACAAAAACAAGATCCTAGAGCAGCCTTACGCAAACAAGAAATTGCTGATGCCGAAAGATTGCGTAATGAAGAAAAGAAACGCACAGATGGATTGCGTGAAGCTAATGCTTATTATGAACAACAAGTAAAGTTAATACAAAATGGTGTAGAGAATTTCTTAAAACAAAATCGTGAAACTGTTCGTGCTATAGAGTTTGAAACACAACTTGTAGGTAAAACAGAAAATGTTGTTGAATTACAAAAAGCATTAAATGATTTAACACTAAAATATAGTAGCGAAATACAAAGTTTAATACAAGCCCGCGACCAATTAGACAGTAAAGAACAGGGCTTAATTGCTACATATGATAAGCAAATAGCTAAACTTCGTGAACAATTAGATGTTGACAAACAAAGGTTAACTGAAGCTGTGCAAGGATTGCAAACGGCTAGAATGCTAGAACAAGCCAGATTACAGAACATTGAAAATACAACCAAAGCAATTGAAGCACAAATTGAAAGACAAAGAACTTTAGGTGATTTGTTAGTTAGTGCTAATGACAAATTAAAAGAAGCTCAATTTGCTGGTGAACAACAACAACGCAGTCCATTAGAACAACAACTTGCCAATATACAGGAAGAAGCAAGAAAAGCAGCATTAGAAGCAGGGCGTGTATTTGCTGCTTCATTTGAAGGAGCAGATTTATCTATTGAACAATCACAAGAATTGGCAAATGGTTTAGATCAAATTGCACAAAGGTATAAAGCAATCGCTGATGTACAAACAGCAAATTTAATGTCAAGCCGAACATTTATGCAAGGTTGGAAAGAAGCATTTGCAAGTTATATTGATGATGCAACAAATGCTGCAAAAATAGCAAGTAATGCATTTACTAGTATAACAAATAATATGAATAGTGCAATTGATAATTTTGTAAAAACTGGTAAGTTAAATTTTAAAGATTTTGCCAAATCTGTTATACAAGATTTAATTGCTATAGAATTGAAATCACAAGCAACTAAAATATTCAGTGCAGGTTCTAGTATGCTAGGTAACTTTTTAGGAAGTTTATTTGGTGGAGCATTCGCAGAAGGTGGTAATCCTCCAATTAATAAACCTAGTTTAGTTGGCGAAAAAGGTCCTGAATTATTTGTGCCTAAAACAGCAGGTACAATTATACCAAATGGCGGTACTGGAACAATGACAGGTGGTATGATGAATGCACCAATTACTAATAATTATATAACTAATAATATTAATGCATTAGATGCTAAATCTGTTGCACAATTATTTGCAGAAAATCGCAAAACATTATTAGGTACGGTAGAATTGGCAAGAAAGGAAATGCCCTATAACAATAGGTAAGGAATAAATTATGGCAGGATTGCAAACACTCATTAACTATAGCAATGGTTTAACAATAGACCGTAGAAAAGTTGTAGGCATTCAATATACACGCAATGAAATACCTCGTGTTAGTCAAACACCTACAAAAAATCCTTGGAAATTTACATTAGATGTACCAACAAGATTTAGATATAGTGATGCTAGAAGTTTATTAGAAGCATTAGATACAATTGACAGAATTACACCACAAACTTTTACATTTGATAATAATGCAAATTTAGCATGGGTATTTAGATATCAAGGATCATTGAGTCAAGTTCAGGTAAATAGTTTAACTGTACAAAGTTTTGTGGGTGATCAATTAGTATTAACTAATTTACCTGCTATAGCAAGTACAAGAGTTATTTTTGAACCTAATGATTTAATACAAATTGGTAATAACTATTTTCCATTTACAAGCACAACTCAAATCTTGCGAGGTGTTGGTAGTACAATTACTATTACAACAAATAGACCAAATATTATTAGTTCAAGTGTAAGTGGTCAAACAATTATCGCAGGTAGTGCATGTACTTTTTATATGTTTTGTCCTAACATGCCAACTTATAAATTAATTGTAGGTGGTTATTACAAAGACCCAACAACGGGTACTACAATTAATAATGCTATTATAGAATGGAGCGATAGTTTTGTTTTATATGAGTATGTAGGAGCAGCATAATGGAAAATATACCAGCAGTTGCTAATAATAAATTATTGGTCAATAACGCAGAATTTGTTAAATTAAAAATTTATAATGATTATAGCAATACTGCCAATACAACAACTTATACATTTAGTAGTAGTTACAAAGCAGAAACTATAGACGGAGTAAGTTATACACCTTTAGGTGGTTTATTAGGTGTTGGTATACAACAGCGTGATATTAGGGTAACTAGTGCTGATACTAGTATAACATTAAGCGGTGTTAGTGGTAATAACATTAGTATTGTTTTATCAACCAAAATTCGTGGTAGTGAATTAACTATTACTAGGGGATTTTATGATAATAATTATGTTTTAAGCAATACTGCACAAAGATTTACTGGTATCGTTACAGGATATAATATTACAGAAGACCGTAGTGAAAATAATGATAATTTTCTTATAACATTAAATGCAAGCAGTTATAAAACAGTTTTAGAAAATAGAGTCGCAGGCAGAAAAACAAATAGTGAAAGTTGGAAAGAGTTTAACCCTACTGATACTAGTATGGATAATGTTTATTCATTAGCCGATCAAGTTTTTGATTTTGGTAAAAAACCAATACAAGGTGCAAGTACACAAAGTCAAGCAAGTGTTGAAGCAGGTCAATTTAATCAGGATATAGACCAAACTGGAGGAGGTTTATAATGATCCGTGAGGCTAATAAATTTGACTTTCCAAAAATTATTGATTTGTTATTACTGTTTAGAAAAGAAACACCAATAGAACAAATTGCTTACATTAATAATACAGACTATGTTAACAAATTATTAACACATATTGTATATGGAAATGGTATATGTTATGTAGCAACATTCCAAGATGAAATTATAGGTATAATAGCAGGTATGATTGACAATGTTATATGGGATCCAAAAACATTTATATTGCGTGAACTTGTTTGGTATGTTGAGGAAGAATA